TTTCTCCTAGTAACTTACTTAATACGTATAAAAAATCAACAGCCGACAATATGATAAGACTCGTTTCAAGAAAACCATTCCAATCATATATGAATGATACAAATGACAATACTGGAGTACCTAGTATGATTATTGCCATTACAACTGCTCCTATTATCTCTATTGTTACTTTCATTCTGTTTCTCCTATTCGTTTGCACAAACATATGCAATTGCAATAAGCAGAAGTCCAAGTGCAATATCACCAATGATATCTTTGCTTCTGTCAAAGCAAAACATTATCACAACGCAAGAAAGATATATGACCACTCTTGCGATGATTATCATTCTGTTTCTCCTGCTGCTATACGATCTGTGACCAACCATTCTCTTAACGTCATATTAGATGTGTGATAGCGATGCATCTTTTTGTACTGCTTTGCATAACCAATCAAGGCTCCGCCAATTGTTGTATATAATCGATAAAATGGCTGACCTTGGCAGTTAGTTATCACAACAAACTTCGGATTCTTTACGATTCTTTTTATTTGCCATTTCTGAATAATCATTCTGTTTCTCCCAAATTGCTATTGCTTTCGTTTTCCCTGCCATTTTCAAACTTTGGAGCTTTATTCGTTATCATGGATAATACCAACCTCATTCCGTTTCTCATGCCTATAGAATAATCATCTTTTCCGCTAGTTGCTTCTATTCCAAAAAGAATATCTTGTATTAGTTTTTCAGTATTTAACATTCTGTTTCTCCTAGCTTGCTCTTCTGTTCCATACTTTAATCACATTTTCTATTGCTTCATTCTTAGACCGATATACTGTATCATTCTGCGGATAACTTGGTTGTGCACCACATTTTTTGCATACGATTCTAAATTCATAGCATCCATGATAGCCATGACTTCCATGCCAAAGTGGTATCGTTTCAAGTTCAACATCCGCCCCACAAAACGGACATGGTTTTAATTCTTTGCTCATTTTGTTTCTCCTTTAGTTTCTTCGGGCAAGGATTTGCACCTTGCATGACAGGCTTAGCTTTCACACTTGCAGAGCGCTAAACCGCAAGATTATCCTGTCTGAATTTATTCATGCGTCTACCTATTCCGCCACCGAAGATATTCATTCTGTTTCTCCCATTATTAAATCAATACAATGGTTTCTGCCGTCAACAAATCCTCTGTTGTATTCACAGTCAACGACATTTTCCATCGTTCCTTTTAACGGCAATGGCCTTAAAGGACACCAATTAGGCTTTATTATGGTTCTTTGAGCATATTCTTTTGCAGAATATCCATCGCAACGAACAATGCACTCTTCGCATGAGTTAGGCATCTTATCAAGAACTAATATTGCTTTCGTGCTGTTTTGGCTCGTTGTTTCAATTGAGAGATTATCTCTGTTCGTCCATTCTACTTTCATCTTCAGTCTCCTCCATGATCTCTTTCACGTAAGGAAGCTCTTTGAGGATATCAATGAAGTTATTCCATTCATCTAGTTTGTGATGTGATCTCTGCCTGATGATAGTAGCAACATTCTCATAATTCATTGTGACTGTTCGTTTCTGATTGTAAGAACTTGGCAGTAACTGAATCATGTTCCACCACTGCTGCTTGTCTTTTGTTTCTAAATATCTTTTACGATTTTTATTTAACTGATCTACAGTCGTTTCAAGCCAAACAGAATTGGCTGCGTCCAGATGTTCATGACTAAAATCGTCTAATGTAAATTCTTTTCTATGAATTGTATGCATTGTGCTACAGCTATTTGCAACCGTACCAACCTTATAAGTATCAAATTCTTTCCACCAATACAAAGGAGCAGTAATATCCATGGACACAAAGATCTGTCTCAAGTATTTACGATGTTCTGGACCAGCTTGATAAAGTGTCTTCATCAGTGTTAAATCGTTTGGACCAATCATTTCAGCTACAATTTCATTGTCCGCGTAAATAGTTGCAGTGCCAAACGCTAGTGAATCACTTTTAGCCCAGCTATTTAAAGGATTACGCATTCCTCTAATAGCGTGTTCAAAACCCCAAATATCAATATTTTCAACTTTAATCATTTTTTACTCTCCTTTTCAATTTGTTCTAATAATTCATGTATTTCTGCATCATAATCTTCATCACCCTTCCAGATACCTTCTGGATCGTCCTTATAACTTGCTTTATCTAATCGCTTAAGCATTCTAAGAACATTAAGGTGAATCTTCCTTAAAACGGGACGAGGCCCCAGCCATTTGACCAGAGCCCCTTTAATATCCGAATCTAGCGTATAGTCAAGGCAAGCAAGGCCTATAATCGCTACGCTAAGAAATATAATGATTATGGTCAAAGCAATAACAAACCAGACCAGATTGCCTAAAAACGCCATCATAATTTTTCCAGATCCTCCCTATTAGAAACAGTCGATGAATCAGTATCATCTACTTTTTTCTTTTTACTTACTTTTGTTTTCTTTTCTGCTTTTTTGGTTTGCTCCTTAACAGCCAAGACTTCTCCATGAACAATATCAAGATCGTATTTAACATTATTTGTAAGCTCAATATTGTTTCTGATTGCTTCGTTTACAAGCTTTGCTGCACTGATTTGCTTATCAAAAACATCAAGTTCAGCTTTACGGAATTTCTCGTGAGCCTCCTCATTAGCTTTGAGCATTCTAATGATTGTTCCCATTCCAGCCCAAGTAAATAAAAAGCAGACTACTAAAAAGATAGATAATAAAATATTAAACATTGCATACTTCCTTTCTTACTAGTTCTAATATCCAGCATTCTGGATAAACCTCTCCCCTGTGATCACCTAAAGAACTTCTCCTGATAATCCTTTTTGGTTCATGAGTGTCTTTAACAAAATATCCATCTTGTTCAAGTCGACTGATTATTTTGTCGTGATCCTTATAAATAATCGTATTACCATGCCTGTCAAGCATGAGTTCAACCATATCGAGTGTCTTTTGAAATTTTGATTTTCTACTTCTAGACTTTTTTTCTTTTTCATGGTTTTCGTAATACTCTTTTAACGGCATTCTTGTAACTAAATATCTTTCTTTAAGAACCGGATTGTTACGTGCAAACATTGTTGCTAAATGCCTGGCAGTTGTGTTGAATCTTGCACAAACACGAACGCTGCTTCCTTCAAATATAATTGGAGAATCTGCGTCCAGATTTGCGTGAATGAAATACTGATAGTGAGTTGCCATTTTCTCCCCTCAATAGAACAATCTTGTCTGAATATAAGTCTCTTTCTTGAATGGATCTTCTTTAGTCTTATCTGTCCAAGAATCAGGTAATGGATCAGACTGAATATCATTCAGCTTTGTTTCCACCTTATCCTCAGGCTTAGAAAAGTATTTCTGATTGTATGTCCTAACAAGATCTCTAGAATTAAAGTTCTTCTTATTCTGAAGGGCCATATTCATTCGAACATCTATAGGACTATTAGACTTAAGTCTGTAGTAGTATAAATCTTCAAATGGCGTATTTAATCTATCGATTCGTCCAGATGCCTGTTCAAGGACTTTATAGCTTGGATTCTGACTGTAAAATATAATTGTATCTGTTTCTATGCAGTTCCAAGCCTCGTTTCCAGCCGTATATTGGACCAAATAAGCCCATTTTTCACACGTAGGTACTTGCTCATGTTTATGACCATTCCACTCCGTATAATGGACTTCAATTGCGTCTAGAATCGTTCTAAGAATATCCAATTCATAATCATAGTTATAGAAAATAATTGCCTTATCGTGAGCAACTAATAAACTGATTAGTTTGGCTTGCCTATCATCAGATACGTTACTCACTTTTCTCTGTAAATAATACAGTTTAGAACCGTTTTCAATTGGACAATTATCAAATGGATCCCATCGTTCTTTAGTTAAAGATTTATACAACTGTCTATCATAATCGCATTCAATGATTTCATAATGACGCTTTGTATGACGATGAAAATCCATATCAACAAGTATCTCGTTCCGTAATCGATTCAGTTTCTGTGTTCCTAAATATCTGTCTACTTTAGGAAAGTTTGTAAATCGACTCCAAACAATATGCTCATTATTGAACTCTGTTCTGTTTCTGTAAAAGCCATTTGCTATGAACACCGGAATATAATCTGACCAGGTATCACCAGGTGTTGCACTTAGCAAAATCCATCTGTTACTCTTAGCTATTTTTAAGAAAGATTTAACCCAAACCCCACTACCGACAACTCTTTGCTCGTCGAAGATAAAGAAGGCGTCTTTAATTTCTTTGTACTTCTGAATGTTATTCCAACTATCGATAACAATTTTATGATTGTAAATATCAATATTTGGA